TGCAATAACACTCAAAACACCTTTTCCACTACCATCTAAACTACCATCCACCTTTTTATTGGGAACGTCTGTTATGAATACAGTATCACTTGATCCACTTAGAGTAAATCCAGTACTCTTTATATTAAATCCTTCAGGATTTATATGGAACCTATTACCAAAACATAATTCATATTGTGCAAATTGATTGAGAAGCACCTTCATGTCTCTTCTAATCTTCAATTTCGTAATGTTGGAAGTAATTGCACTATCAACCCTGTCAATTAATTGAAGTATCTTACTGTACTTAAATCTTCCACCAAACTTATTAATGTCTACAGTATTAGAATATTCTCTTAGTGAATTCAAAATTTTTGTTTGTAATAAATTAGCATTAGAAACTTGAGTAGTATTAAAGTAGACTGTTGAATCAATTTCAACATATAATATCTTAAGATCTATGATTTCGGAATTAATTCCAGCAATCGCATATCCTTTTAACTTTTGTTTAATTTGTTGTTTATCAAAATCAGAAACATAAGTACCATTTTTTGGTTTAATACTAATTTGAACCTTACCAAATTGAGGTGGATCTAATTCTTCACCACCAACTACGGCAACAGATTCTGTTCTAGGATAGATTGTCTGTATAATCGCCTCATAATCTCTAGGTGTAACCGCCCTGTACTGCGATGAATATATTCTAGGAGCAAAATACTTAATAGAGTTGATATTCTCCATATCAGCACCATTTGTCGCACCATTAACGGTGGTTATTGCAATACCACTAGTAGGAATTACAGTTGATGGATTTACAGCAGTATTCGGATCCTTTGCAGTAAATACTCCTTGGAAACTAAATGCTGATGCACCATTACTTTCTGAACCATCAGTAACAATATATCTTACTGTTATGACTGAATTATTTTCCAATTTTTTACCAAAATATCCATCACCAAATAAGATTTCATATTTTTCATCTTGAACTTCCTGTATAAAGAAGACTTCTGAGTTCTTATTAATATTGAGAATATTATCAATCATTGAATATTCTCTACCTAAACCATCATCTGCAGAACCAGATACAAATACTTTGATACTAGATGCATCAATATTTGGATTTTGTAGTAAAAATCTTTGATCTACGCTATTATTTGCTAGGAATTGTATCTCTAATACTGTTCCTTGAGAAACTTCAATAGGATCAGTAGGAGATCCAAATGATGCAACACCATTTCTAATCGCAGCATGTAATGGTTGAGCGATTGAGAACCTATATGTAGTGTTATTTGCACCACCTACACACACTAAACCTGGTTTTAAGTACAGTATTGGTTCAGTTGAATCAGTTTGTACATCAAAATAAATTGATGCCTTTGAAGAGGATTTTGAACGGGGTATATAACCAATATTTCTTGCAAGAGAAACAACATTCTCTCTAATTGTTGCAGAGTCTAAGAAGGATTCATTAGCAACTAAGTTTGCATTAAACGAGTTAATGTAAGTGTTATATGCTAAAGTGTCAATTAAAACTGAGAAGTTGGATCCTTCAAAGTCAAAATCACTAAAATTGCTGTTTGCACGAAGATAAGACCGTATTTGAGCCTTAATTTCGTCAAAATCTAAACTTGTAAACTGAGTAAAAGGCATATTACTATCTTGTTGGTTCTAAAAGAAAGGAAAATGATTGTGTAGGTACTTGTAGTCCCCTAATATCAAACACTATAGTAACGTTAAAAGCGTTTGAATCTATGTATGGGTCTACTTGTGCCGTTAAATTTTCAACTCTAGGTTCATATAATTCAATAGTCTCATTAATTTGATCCTCTATTACCTTAGTTAGGGTAGGATAGAAGTTCTCAAAGAGACTTGCACGTATATCAGTTCCTAAATTTGAGTTAAAGAACCTCTCTGTGGGGATTGTTTCTACTAAATTTCTAACAGACCGTACTATTGCACGTTCATTCTTCAAGATTGGAAGATCTTTCGTCACTGGATGTGGTTTGAAAGATAGACTTATATCTTTAAATGATTGTGATGTGCGTTGGACTGCCATCTAAATGGTATATTTAGTATTATCTCTCTTTATTTATACCTATTTTTTAAATATACTTTACTTTGTCATTCCTGCCATAGGAAATGAATCTGCCCAAGAAGTAATTATGTACTTTGAACCACCAATTGGAGGGTTTCCTCGATGAGTGTGTGTCCAAAATGGAGGAAAAATAATAAATTTACCTGCTTGAGGTTTAATTCTTACGTTTTGGTACAAGAATTCGGTTTCTCCACCTTCAAAATCATCATTTAGGTATAATAATGTGACTAATTGTCGATAAGGACTAGTTCCAGTCTGATCGGAATGCCATATATGAAACCCTTCACAAGGATTAGTTCGTTGAATTTTGCAAAATTTATGCTCAAAGTGCCTAGTTTTTAATATTTCATACTTTTCTAAGTAATTCGCCAATCCAATACCTACAATTTCATGCCATTTGTAGTATATTGATTGCGTTACCGCCATTGTCGCTTCATTTACACCCAATTCCGAACCCATAGAGAGGGTTTCATTCAAAAACATTTGAGTGTCTTTAGTTCTTATTGTATCTCTTGCTTCTATTAATTTTTCCGATTGATTTAGTACTTCAAAATAATTAATTATTTCATCAGTATTGATGGTACTTGGATCAAATAAAAACTCAGAGATCATATTGTCATGATGAATATGATCTATTAAAGAGGGCATTACTTACCTTGCCCTCTTCTTCTCTTTTTCGCCTTATTACGAGACGTAGCGGAGTATTTTGTATGTTTGCCGTTTCCTTGACGAGACTTTTTCGGGATTGCCTCTACAAATACGTTGCCATTGATACCAGTTCGAGTTGCCATAGTTAAATTGCTCTAATTTCAGTTCTTAAATCGTTTGGATTGTGAGAACCATTGTCATAAAATTCATATGCAAGGTCCTCCATAGCACTAAAGTACTCATCTTGGGTGAGATCTTCATAAAGAAGTTTATCACCCTCAAAGATACTATATAACTCTTTGTTTTTCATGTCCGACACGAATGCGAGGATCACACCAGATCTCGAAACCTGCCTCCTTTGCATCTAAGCAGAATGAAACATCTTCACCACACATATCCTGTACTTCACCAGATTCAAAGACCTGCATCTTTGGAGCAAACCAAGGATACTTAATCTCATCGTGTTCAAATACACCGTGCTTAATTAATGTCCAACCAAATCCAGTATAATCTACGGTGAATGGTTTCTTTCTTTTCGAGATGCTTTCGATGGTTTCGTGATTCATTACGCCACCATTCGAGCGAAAATCGTCTTCTTCCATCCAGTGTGCAACCGAGGTGGTTTTACCGTCTTCTGTACAATACCAACCAGCAGCAATGTCCTGATCCATCAGAACCAATTGCCAAAACTTCTCTGAGTTGAATACAATATCGCTATCAATCCAAAGTTGGTAATCATACTTTAACTGTCCGTCCCAAGGTTTCTGATCAGGTCCACGTAGAACGTTTGCACCTAAGCACTTACAACGTGCAAAGTTGACCATTGATGAGTAATCCTGAGAGATTTGGATACTTGCTCCATTTTGTACCAGATCAAAGCATAGTTGTACAAAACTCTTTAAAAATGCATATGACACTCCTCTACCAGGCAAACAGAATACAACTGTTTTACCTTTAACTAACTCTCGTGCTTTATCATAATCGAACTCAGGTTCTTTTTTGACAACGGGAGACTTAGCTTTAACTGTAAATCCTTTTCCCATAATGTTATGTAATTACTCATATATTATATACGCTTATATAGCGAAAGTCAAGTAATTATATTCAGTCGGTCTTCATCACCAAAAGGAGTTTCAGGAAAGGTATTAAAGGATAAACTTACTCTATTTTGTTCTGTAACATTCGTAGGAACACTATGAGGCATCATTGAAGAGAAGACTAATAACACACCAGGTATCGATGCAAGTTCACAACTACTACAAGTATAAGGATTATATGGTTCATCACCAGCAGTTTCCATTACAGTGGGTTGATAACTAAAATTCTTTAAATGTGAATGTAACTTAAGTGGAGATCCACCATCTTGTTCAGAAGCAATATAAAATACTCCACTTAAATAAGAATTACTATGCCAATGTGGTGGATGTTGCATACCAGGTGGAGTTAAATTAACCCACGATTGTTGTATTCCTATCTTTGCTTCAGTATGACATATATCCCTTGCATAACTTTGAATTGCTTGTTGACAAAAATCCCTTAGATCTTTCAATTCTTCATTCTTTAAAACCCACTTATCAGTTGACTTATAGTTAGAATCACCATCTTCAGGCATACGATACTCTATCTCATTACAATACTCTATAATAGAATCTAAAGACTTTGGATAAGTATATGCTATTACAGGTGCAACCATAAAGGTATCAATTAAACTACCTTTAATTTCTTCAGTCATTACATATAATTTAAAGACAACAATAATCGATACTTCTCATCAGAACAAGTACTACTACTATGTGGACGAGAACCATCGTGTAAAACTAATCTATTCTCTACACTCATTACTCTATCTTGAGTCTTAAAACAATCTTGACAATCTTCCCAATATGGATTGTAGTTGTATAACCTTAACTCACCATTCGGATCCTTATCTAACTGTGGTTTGATTCCCCAATCTGCATCTGCCATTTGAGTAAATCCATTATTCGTATTCAGATATAACAATGCTGCTTTATGTGAGTACATAAAATCAGTATGAGGTTTATGTATGATCTGTTTACCATGATTCATATACATCAATACCCTGACACGAATCAAAGATCTAATGTCTAATTGCTTATATAAGAACTGCAAGTCTTCATGTAAACCACTAAACTGTTCGTGATTATTAAAGACCTGATGCATAAAGTAACAATTATACTTTGCATCATTATCATCATGATGCTTATTATCTCCATGATAAGCAACTACATCCGAGAATATCCATGAAAATCCTTTCTCGTTATGTAATATCTTATTCTGTAAGTACTTTAAGTAATCATTAGGTAGGTAATTATCAAGTATCTTATACTTACTTGTTGTCATAATGTTTAGTAACTTGCATCCTGTAGTAAATCTTTCTGTTCGTCTGTGTATTCAATCTCCTCATACTCTATCTCATCCTTATAGTATGATTTGTATATCCTATCCCATATAATTTTAAACTCATAATCATCTAGATCTTTAAAGAGAACTTCT